TGCACGCCTGGGTGGAGCTGCACGGTCTGGACCCGCGCTCGATCCCGGCCCGCGTGACAGTGAAGTACGACGCCGACACCGAGGAATGGACCTTCCCGGTGTTCGCGCGGGTAGGTGGCAACGGCGCTATCAAGATCGACCCCAACACCAAGGGGCCGATCACGTACCTGGTGCGGCGCAAGGCGCAGGGAGAGATGCCGGATGGCTGAGCGGGACATGATCGTTCTCAAGTTCGAGGAAGCGCAACGCCTGTTCGACCTGGCCATCCAGATGGACACTATGTGCTCCGGCTACATGGAGACGGACGACGTGGAGCTCATGCGCGCACTCGCGATCCGGCTCGGCGTGGACCCCAAGGAAGCGACACCGAGCCAGTTCGCCGGGAAGTACCCGCACGACTTCCGGCCAATCCCGGCCAAGAGCACGGGCGTTCAGCTGGCCTGGCTGAAGGAAGGGAATCCGCCCGGGAGCGACCCCTCGCCGGAGTGGCTGAAGACCTGGCAGGACGCTTACCAGAGCTGCGCGGTGTGGCAGTGCCACAAGCCGAAGGGAGATCCCATCCATGGGGATCAGAGCTGACCGTCTGGCCGCGGACCTTAAGGTTACCGAGCTGTCCGGGATCCCCCGCGCCCTGGCCGAGGAGGCTGTCCTGGTGATGGTGCGGCTGGAGGCGCTGGACCGGATCCTCACCGGCGAGCCGGACGCGTGGATGGAGGTGGTCACCCACATCCCGCCCACAGTGGCCGAGCTCCGGATCCAGGCGCCCCTGGCCGAGGCCAGGCAGCAGGGCCAGGCCCTGCGTGCCCTGCTGGCCGAGTTCGCCAAGCAGACCGGGCAGAAGGAGGCGGAGGTGCCACCGGCCAGCAAGGCGGACGAGCTGGCGGCGGCCCGCGCCAGGCGCCTGGCCGAGCAGGCTCAGGCGGGTGGCTAACTGGCGGGTGGTGCTAGTGGCGGCGTTTCTGATCGGGTGCGCCGTCATCGCCATCTGCATCGGCGTACGGCAGCCGGGGTTCCGCTGGTAGGAAGGAACTCCACCACGTAGTTCACCACGGGGGACGTGCGGGTACCGAGTAGCCGGTGATGCATCGGGCGTCGATCAGCTTGGTCTCCTCGGTCCCGACTGGCACGTATCGGCACTGGCAGTCGTCTACGTGGTCGAGGTGCATGACGCTGTCGTCGGCGTCTGCGCTGATCATTGTCTGCTCGTCGCTCACCAACAGAGTCTCCCATCAGGCGGAGCAGGGATTCGACACCTTAGCCACTGGCAGTGGGTGATCTACTATGCAGGGGTGACAGACCTGCTGGAGACCACGCCGAGCGGCCTGGTGCTCCCGCGGGTGTGCCACTACCCACCGGCGCCGTACACCTCCGGTCCCGAGTTCACCGAGCTGGCCGCGAGCGCCGGCCTCCTGTTGGACCCCTGGCAGGCGTGGGTGCTGGATGTGGGACTGGGGGAGACGGTCGAGGGCCGCTGGGCCAGCTTCCTGAACACGGTGGTGGTGTCCCGGCAGAACGGCAAGGACGCCATTTTCGAGGCACTGACCTTGGGCTGGTTATTCCTCACCGGTGAGCGTCTGATCGGCCACTCGGCGCACGAGTACAAAACCGCCATGGAGGCGTTCCGCCGCGTGGTGAGCCTGATCCAGAACACGGACGATCTTCGCCGCAAGGTGAAAAAGATTATCAACACCAACGGGGAAGAGGGGATCGAACTCCTCCCCGCACCCGTGATCATCTCTGGGTACGGCAGCAACGCGAGCACGCAGATGGAGGCACAGCGCGGACGTTTCCTGGCCAGGAGCAAGGGTGCCGGCCGCGGATTCTCGTTCGACAAGATGATCTGGAACGAGGCGTACGCGCTCATCGCGGCGCAGGTGGATGCGGTGCTGCCCACCACCAGCGCCCGGCCGAACCCCCAGCTGTGGTTGGGCTCGTCCCCGCCGCTCGACAGCGCCACCGGTGAGGCCCTGTTCCGGGCGCGCCGTACCGCGCTGGCCGGCGCCGCCGGGGTGATGTTCCTGGACTGGGGGATGGAGGCATCCCTGGACCGGATCGGCCCGTGCGCCGACGAGGACTGCACGCACCAGTTCGAGGAAACAGGATGCATCCTGGACGACCCGGAGATGCACAAAGCCACCAACCCCGCGTACCCGCACCGGATCAGTCCGGACGCCATCGCCCGCGAGCGCGCCGCCATGAACCCGGTGGGGTTCGCGCGCGAGCGCGGTGGCGCCTGGCCGCCGGACCTGTCCGAGGGCTTCACGATCATTACCAAGGATCAGTGGGATGCCATGGCCGATTCGCTGTCCGGCAAGGATCCGGAGGATGTGCTGGCCACACTCGATCTGGATCCGGCCCAGGCCACCATGATGATGCTGAACGGCGCCGGCCAGACGCAGAACCTCAAACGTCACCTGATCGGTCAGAAGGTGTTCGCACTTTCGGTCTCACCTCGCGGCAACGGACCGGTGCGCGCATCCATCGGACTGGCCTCCCGGCGCGCCGACGGGGCCGCGCACCTGGAGCTGATCCTCACCGGTCAGGGAACGAGCTGGGTGCCGGAGGCCATGCGTGGCCTGCACAAGAAGCACGAGGGGATCTTCATCGTGGACCCTGGCTCGCCGGCCGGGTCCAGCATCGCGGACATCAACGCGGCCGGAGTGCCCACTGAACCAATGAGTACGCGGGACGTGGCGCAGGCGTTCGGGATGATCTACGATGCGGCCACAAGCGATACCCAGGCCGATACGGTGAGTGTTGTTCACCTGGGACAATCCGAAGTTATGATGTCCCTACAAGGCGCGGCCGTACGCGACGTAGGCGAGGGCAAGGCCTGGGATCTCAAGAAGTGCACCACGGACGGGACGCCGATCGACAGTCTCACCAAGGCCCTGTGGGGTCTGGCAACCAAGGGGGCGGAGACGACTGTGGCGCCGTGGGCGATGTACGCATGACGATCCGGGGAGAGCTGGCGCGGTTCGGCCGGGAGCTGATCGGCCGGAGCGGCACCGTCACCGGATCCACCCGGATGAGCGAGATCGAGCGCGTGTACAACCCTGAGTGGCAGGGGCTGGTGGACGCGTGGATGCTCTACCAGGGCCAGATCTACCAGTCGGGGTATACCACCACCATCCCCGGCGAGAAGGTGGAGCCGGTCGCCGACTCGTTCATCGGCTACGTGCAGGGAGCGTACAAGAGCAACGGCGTGGTGTTCGCGGTCTCCCTGGCCAGGGCCATGCTGTTCACCGACATCACGTTCCAGTGGCGGCGCAACGGATCCCGCGGTGGCGGCAACGACCTGTTCGGCAACCCGGATCTCGGCCTGTTGGAGCGCCCCTGGCCGGGCGGCACCACGCAGTCCCTGCTCATGCGTGCGGAGCAGGACGTCACCGCGGCCGGCACGTTCTTCGTGGCCAGGGAGGAGACCCGGTACGGGGAACGGCTGCGCCGGCTGCGTCCGGACTGGTGCCAGTTCATCCTCACCGCCCCGCCGGACGAGGCCGTGCAGTCGGACGTGGTGGGGATCATGTACACCGTGGGCGGCCCGCTGTCCGGCGGCCCGTCCGAGCTGTTCCTCACCGCGAGCGACAACCCGGACTTCCAGGCGGACGGGGCGTTCTGGGCCCCGGTCCCGGACCCGGAGGCGCAGTACCGCGGGATGAGCTGGCTGACGCCGGTGATCCGGGAGATGCAGGCGGACGGCGCCGCCACCGCGCACAAGCTGAAGTTCTTCGAGAACGCAGCCACCCCCAACCTGGCCGTGTCCCTGGCCGAGAGCGTGACGCTGGATCAGTTCCGCAAGTTCGTGCGCGAGACGAACGACGCCAGTGTGGGGATCGACAACGCCTACAAGAACCTGTACGTGGGCGGGGGCGCCACCGTCACGGTGATCGGCGCCGATATGCGCCAGCTCGACTTCCGCAACACCCAGGGCGCGGGGGAGACCCGCATCTGCGCCGCAGGCCGGGTGCCGCCCATCATCGTGGGGTTGAGCGAGGGACTGAGCGCGGCCACGTACTCCAACTATGCGCAGGCCAGGCGGGCGTTCGGGGACAGCTGGGCCCGGCCGCAGTGGAAGTCGTTCGCCGGCGCCATGGAGCCGATGCTGCGCCGCCCCACCAACGCGGCCGGTCAGGTGGACTCGCACCTCTGGTACGACGTGCGGGACGTGGCATTCCTGCGCGAGGACTCCAAGGACATCGCCGAGGTTCTCGCCACCACCATGGCCACCATCAACGCCGCGGTGGCGTCCGGTTGGACGCCAGAGAGCGCGCAACTAGCCGTCCTGGCCGAGGATCTCTCCCAGCTGGTGCATTCCGGTCTGGTGTCCGTGCAGCTGCAGCCCCCGGGCGCGCAGAAGCCCACCCCCGAACTTCCGGCCGGACAGGAGTAGGCCATGGCCCTCGCCACCAACATCCAACGGTCCTTCCAGATCGATGACTTCGAGATCAAGCGCACGGCCAAGGGGCGCACCGTCACCGCGTACGCCGCGGTGTTCGATCAGGAAGCCGAGATCAGGGACCAGCACGGGCACTACCTGGAGACCATCCACCGGTCCGCGTTCAACCGCACGCTGTCCCACGGGATCGGCAAGGTGAACGTGTTCTACAACCACGGGTACGACCTGAGTGGCCGGCCGAACGGCCTGTTGGCGGTGCCGTTCGCTACGCCCGAGGAGATCAAGCCGGACGGCCGGGGGCTGCTCACCATTTCCCGGTACAACGATGGGGAGCTGGCGGACGCCATCCTGGCCGCGTGGGACGGCGGCCAGATCAAGGGGCAGAGCTTCCGGGGTCGGGTGTTCCAGTCTGCCCCGCCGCGGCGCGGCGCCGGTCTGCCGGTGATCGAGCGCACCGAGTTGGGACTGAAAGAGTACGGACCCACCCATTCCCCCGCGTACGAGGGTGCGGGGCTGGTGGCCATCCGCAGTCAGGACGAACTGGCCGAGCTGATCCGGTCTATGATCAGCGAAATGGCAGGCACGCCGCAGGCTCCGCCCGCCACCAGCGTCACTCCCGATCCGGGATCCGGCGCCACCGGGGACTCGCCCGCAGGGCACTCCAGCCGGATCACGCACGCGCGCCGCAATGTTATGCGGATGCGCGCTCTGGATCTTGGAGTGATCAAGGATGAAGCGTCGTAAGTCGAGTGTGATCGCCGCCCAACTGGAGGCGTTGCGCAGCACCATCACCGAGGTGGCCGAGCTCGGGGACGAGGCCAGCGACGAGGACATTACCCGTTCGGACACCGCACTGGAGGCGTTCGAGGCGGGCCAGAAGGAACTGGCCGACGCGGTGGAGTACGAAAAGCGGCTGGAGGTGGCCCGGTCCGCCACCATCGCCGGTCACGTGGAGACTCCGGCGCCGGACGGCCGGCCGGAGGTGAAGCGCAACCGCGGCCCGCAGGTGGTCACCAAGGACGACCCGTTCGAGATCCTGCGCGGCAGCACCGGCCACATGGGCGAGGACGAGCTCCAGCGCGCGCTGGTGGACGCCAACCTCACCGCGCTGGACGAGTTCGAGATGCCCAAGGGATACGACGACTCGGTGCGGATGTACCTGAAGCGCCACAAGAAGGACACCAGCTGGACGCGCAATCTGCTGGGCCGGATGCGGCCGGAGTACATCGCCGCGTTCGAGAAGGCGATGACCGGCCGGGAGATGTTCTGGACCGACGTGGAGCGCGCCGCGATCGCCGTGGGCACGAACACCGCGGGTGGTTACCTGGTGCCCACGCACCTGGATCCCACGCTGATCCTCACGAACTCGGGCGCCAAGGACGTGGTACGCACCCTGTCCCGGGTGGTGTCCCTCACCGGTGGGGCGAATCGCTGGAACGGCGTCACCACGGCCGGCGCCACGGCTAGCTGGGACGCGGAACTCACCGAGGTGTCGGACGACACCCCGCCGATCGCCCCGGCGCAGATCCCGGTGCACTCGGCGAAGTCGCTGATCCAGGCGTCCATCGAGTCGTTCGAGGACATCACCGGCCTGGCGCAGGACGTGCAGATGCTGCTGCAGGACGCGCGCGTGCGCCTGGAGGCGGCGGCCCACATGACGGGTTCCGGCTCGGGTCAGCCTACGGGCATCTTCACCGCGCTGGACGCCAACACCAACGTGGAGATCTCCCTGACCACGGGCAGCACGTTCACCCGCGCCGACCTGGCCGGCGTGGCCAACTCGCTCGGTGACCGGTGGACGGACGGTTCCCGCTGGCTCATGCACCCGGCCATGCTGGAGCGCATCGCCGCCCTGGGCACCGCGCTCGGTGCCAACTACTCCACCGACATGACCCAGCGGCCCACGGACCAGCTCCTGGGCTTCCCGGTGGAGAAGTCGTTCACGGCGCCGTCCACGTTCCAGACCACCACGATCGACAACCTTCTGGTGTTCGGCGAGTTTTCGAACTTCGTGATCGTGGACAAGCCCGGGTCCAGCTCCATTGAGTTCATCCCGCACCTGTTCAACACGTCGAACAATCTCCCGGACGGCCGGCGCGCCTGGTACATGCACTTCCGCAACGGCTCGGACAGTGTGAACGACCTGGCGTTCCGCCTGCTGCAGGACAAGACCACCGCCTAGTGGACCCCCGCGGGCGCGGCGCCGGCCCCCCGACCTCCCGCGCCCGCGGGCCTCAACCTCAACCGAACTGAATCGCAGGAAGGGGCCAGAGATGGTCTACGAAAAGAACAAGAGTGGCGACCCGGATTTCGATGACAAGGTCCCGCTGGAGCAGCACGGCGGCAAGCTGGCCACCAGCCCGGACGGGCGCGAGGTCGTGATCCACGAGGCCACCGGCCCGGTGGACCGTTACACCGGCGAGCACGTGAGCATGGACTCCGGCGCTACCGCGGAGGACCTGGACAACCGGCCGGCGCCGGGCGGCCAGGCCGAGAAGCCGTCCGAGGTGCAGACCTACAAGCCGGAGGACACCGCCCCGGGCAAGGCCCTGCGTGACACCGAGAAGAAGGCCGGCGCGAGCCAGGTCTCTAGCGGTGACAGCGCGCAGACGCGGGCTACCAAGGCCCCCGGCCGGACCGCGAAGTGATCGCCCGGGGCGCGTGTACCTGGCAGGGTTGCGCGCGCCCCGGCCTCACCCTGCCGCACCCTGCCAGTTCGGGAGACCCACGATGATCCGTTGCATGAACTGTTCGTCCGTTCAGCATGAAATCGAGGACTGCACGGTGGACACGAAAGACGCCGATCAGCGTCAGGTTGTGGCCGAAGCGGTCAAAGCAGCGCACGGTGATCGGAAGGGGGGCCAGGAATGATCAAGGGGTCGGTGGTCCCCTCGTTCGTGGACGGGGGCATGTGGTCCGCCTGCTTCGGATTGAGCTGGACCGATCTGTGCCTGTATGACCAGGTGCAGAGTCAGCGGATCATCCGCAACGGCGGGACGTTCCTGCGCAGCGTGGCCGGCACCATGGGGGTGGCCAGTGCGCGTAACGAGATCGTGCGCAACTTCCTGGCCCTGGACGCCGAGTGGCTGTTCATGGTGGACACCGACATGGGGTTCGAACGGGACACCGTGGACCGGCTGGTGGCCAGCGCGGAGGAACACCAGGCGCTGGTGGTGGGCGCCCTGGCGTTCTGCCAGAAGGCGGAGCGCGAGCCGGAGACCTCGCTGCACGCGCGTCGGCTACGGATGCAGCCCACCCTGTACGGGTTCGCCGAGGTGAACGAGGAGAAGGGGTTCATCTCCATCGAGCGGTACAACCCCAACAGCTTCCAGTGGGTGGACGGCACCGGCGCCGCCTGCCTACTGGTACACCGCACCGCGCTGGAGAGGCTGCCGGAGGACCCGTTCCGGCCAATTCTGGCGGCCAACTGCCTGCCCGGTGGCCGGCCGCGCGAGTTCTCCGAGGATCTCTCGTTCTGCGCCCGCCTGGCTGACGCCGGGATCGGGATCGGGGTGGACACCGCCATCAAGACCACGCATCACAAGGGCGGGATCTACCTGGACGAGGACGCCTACCGGCGGCAACAGGCCCTGCGCTACACCTCGCCGATCGGCGTGCCGGCCGCATCGGAAGCGGTGCCGGCGTGACCGCGCTCGGGGGTCCGTACGGGACCGCGGCCATCCTCAAGAAGCGGGCCGGGATCCCGGACTCGGACACGAGCCGGAACGACGCGGTCACGAGTGCCCTGGCCACGGCGGCGGCGGCCATCCACCAGTACACCGGGCGGCAGTTCGGCAAGACGGACACGGCCAGCGAACGCACGTTCACCCTGGACGCCCGCGGCGCCGACGTGCACGACTTCTGGACCACCGATGGACTGATCATCGACGGCACGGCGTGGGACTCGTCCACGTCCGCGTACCGGCTGGAACCGCGGGACGGGATCAAGAACCAGGTGGCAGGCTGGCCGTACGAACGCTTAGCCCGCATCTACTCCACCCACCCGATCTACACCGCGTTGCGCTTCTATGAGGTGGAGATCGCGGTGACGGCCAAGTGGGGGTGGGCGGCCGAACCGGCCGACGTCACCACCGCGTCCTACATGCTGGCCCAGGACGACCTCAAGAGCGGGGACGCCCCGTTCGGTGTGGCGGGGTTCGGGGACTACGTGGTGCGGGTGCGAGCCAATCCGCGCGTCCAGCAATTGCTCGATCCGTACGTGCTGGACAGGCTGAAGGTGGCCAGCTGAGATGGCCGACTACGACCTCAATGACATCGCGGACGCGCTGGCCACGGCCACCGAAGGTCTGACCACCGAGACGTACAACAACACGGACACCCCGCTGGCCACGTACTCGGAGGTGGAGGGTGTGGTGTCCGCACCCGCGCTGGTGTTCGAGCTGGACGACGTGAACTACGACCTCACGGCCGGCCGCGGCTCGGACGCGTTCGTGTTCCTTGGCCAACTGCTGGTGGCCGAAGCGGATGCCGGCACTGGACAACGGCTGGTGCGCCGTGTCCTGTCCAGCGGCGGCGAGGTGGACAGGATCAAGGACGCCATCGAGGAGGACACCACTCTCGGTGGCCTGGTGTCCTATGTCCACTTCTCCGGCACCCGGTCGATCGGCCGGGTCACGTACAACGGCATCGACTACCACGGCGCCGTTCTGGTCTTCGAGGTGGTTGTCCAATGACCTTCACGCTGGGGAACACCACCCGCATGTTCGTGAACACCAAGGCCGTGTCCAGCACGGTGAGTGCGTGGACAGCCTCGCACCAGCGCGCGGTGTCCGAGGTGACGGCGCTGACGGACAGCGGCGCGCGTTACGTTCCGGGCTTGATGGGTGGTTCGCTGGCGGTGCGCGGCCCGCAGGACAGCGTGGACCAGGACCTGCACGCCGAGATCGAGGCGGCCATTGGCCAGGACAACTCGTTCCTGGCCACGGTGTGTCCATACGGCACGGCCATTGGACAGTTCGCCATGTCCATTCTCGGCGATGTGTCCGAGCATGCCGTGGACGCCGCCGTGGCCGACGCGGTGTCCTACGCCATGTCCGCGAGCGCGGACGAGAGCGTGGACATGGGCTTCATTGTCCACGCGCTGGGGGCCGAGACAGCGGATGGCAACGGAACCGCGGTGGACAGGTTGGCCGACTCGGCCAACGGAGGCGTGGCCGTTCTGCACGTCACCGCATACAGCGGGTTCACGTCCGCAGGGATCAAGATCCAGCACTCCACGGACAACTCGGTGTGGGACGACCTGGTGTCCTTCACCTCGGCCACCGACGTGGTGGCCGAGCGCAAGTTCCTGGCTGCCGGCACCACGGTCAACCGCTACGTCCGGGCGGTCACGGATGTGACCGGTACCGGCTCGGTCACCTACCTGGTGGCCTTGTCACCCCGTTAGAAAGGTAAGCCCGGATATGGCTTTCGTGCATGGAAAAGACATCGCGTTCCAGCTGGACGATTCCGGCGGATCGTTGCGCAACATCCGCATTTACCTCAACTCGGTGACCGGTCTGCCTGGCGCCCGGGCTCTGTCCGAGAGCACGGCGTTCGGCGACCAGGGAACCCGGTGGATCCCCGCCCTGGCCAACCAGACGTTCTCCATCGCCGGTGGGTTCGACACCACGGCCACCACCGGCGTCACTACCGTGCTGAACGGGCTGCGCACGGCCACGTCCACGGCCACGTTCGAGTACGGGCCGGAGGGGTCGGGGAGTGGTGCAGTGAAGTACTCGGGAGAGTGCTGGCTCACGGACTTCACCGTGGATGCTGCGGTGGCGGACCGGGTGCCGATCAGTGCCACGTTCCAGGTGGACGGCGTGGTCACTGCCGGAACGTACGCGTAGCCGTGCTGGAGGTGCGCGTCGAGGGGGCTTACCTGTTCAAGCAGGTGGCCGAGCAGATGCGCGCCGCCGGTAACCGCTCGCTGGAGCGGGAGATGGTGCGTGCGCTGGAGAAGGCTGCGGCGCCGGTGGAGCGGGACGTGCGGCGGGAGTACGACACCCTGCCGTCACGGGGCGGGTACGCCGCGGTGTTCTCGCGTTCCCTGCGCATTCGGCTCGGCCGGCGCACCGGCGGCCGTTCGGCCACGCTCACCCTGCGCGCGTACGCGGACGGCACCAAGGAGCGTCGGGACATCAACCGGCTGGAGGCCGGCCAACTCCGGCACCCGGTGTACGGGCGGTCCCGGAGGTTGCGCAAGGGAGTGAGGGCGGGCACGGCCCTGGCGAATCCGTGGACGGTCACCGCCATCCGCGGGGGCTACTTCCGGCGCGGAACGGCCGATGCCGCTGACCACGCCACCCGTGCCATGATCGGCGTGGTGGAGGATTACGCACAGAAGATGATCGACTAGGGGGCCACGGATGGACGAGAAGCAGCTACTGGCGCCGTACTGGTTCCGGTTCACGGATCCGGCCGACGTCAAGGAGTACGACGAGGACTGGTACTGCTACGACGAAAGTGCACTGATCCGCCTTCCGTCCCGGACGTTGGTTGCCTATGAGCAAACATTCGGCGCCCCACTGGTGGACGTGATGAACGGGATGCGCGAGGGGTCGGTGTTCGGCAACCTCTGCGGATCCTGGATCGCCATGAGGATGGCCGGTCGGGATGTGAGGTTCGCGGACTACTCCCCGGTGGTGTATCTGCTGGAATGGCGCACCGAGGACCCGCACATGGCAGCCAAGGAGGGCGACGAGGGAAAAGCCGACTCCCCGGCCGATACGCCGGGCCCTACGGTCGCATTGGACGTTTCGCCGGTAGCGGAGTAGCCGTGCTCCTGGATGCCCTGGCCCCGCGCTTCCTGGTGGACATGGGCGTCCGGCGGGACCAACTGGAGGAGATGTCCCTGGCGGACATCATGGACGTGCTGGACTACTTGAGGGAGGCGGGTTCCCGTGCCGGCTGAGAAGCTTCAGCTCGTCCTGGAGCTGCTGTCCCGCAACAAGATGGGGCCCGGCACGTTCGGCGCGGCGCGCGACGTGGACAAGGTCACCGGTGCCACCGACCGCCTCAAGAAGAGCACCGAGGGGCTGGCCAAGACCACCACCGTGTCCGGCGAAGCGGTGAAGAAGCTGGGCACCAGCTCGGAGAACGCCCGGTCCGGGATCGACAACCTGGATCAGTCCATCGCCAAGGTGAACCAGGACCTGGCGTTCCTGCACGATGCATTCTCCAAGGCCGGTACTGCAGCCGACCGGATGGACATCAGCAAGGGGATCCGCAAGGCGGAGGCCGATCTCAAGCGGCTCACCAAGTCGCGCAACTTCCTGAACGATCTGCTCCCGGATCCCGAGCCAGCAGCCCGCTCGTTCATGATGCGGCTCGGTGGAGCCATTGCCTCCGGTGGGGACGCCATCGCGGGGGGGGCCAGCAGCAAGGCCGGGCTGGTGATCGGGGCCGGCATCGGCGCCGCGGCAGCCCCGGTGGTGGTGAGTGCGCTGCAGTCGGGCATCTCTGCGGGAATCGGCGGCGGAGTGCTCGGCGCCGGTATCGCGCTGGCCGTGAAGGGTGACGGCGCCATCCAGGCGGCCGGCGCTGACGTGGGCAAGCGGTTCGCTGCGGGGATGCAGCGCGTGGCAGTCCAGGCGTTCCGCACTCCGGTGCTGGAGGGGGTGGACCGCATGGACGCGGCCAGCCAGCGGATCACGGCGCGGATGGGCAAGGCCTTCGCCTCGTTGGCAGACGAGGTGCTGCCGCTCACCGATTCGCTGATCCGTGGCACCGAGGGGATCGCGGACGCCATCGCCGACTCCGCGGAGAACAGCGGCCCGGCCTTGAGAGGACTGGGGCAGTCGTACGAACTGCTGGCAGACGGCGCCGGCGATTTCCTGCGCATCCTGTCCGACGGATCACCGGAGGCGGCCGACAATCTGCGGCTGGTTGCCGGAGCTACCGCGGACGTGGCACGTACCAGCGCCACCACCCTGAACACCATCGGCAAGATGAGCAACGACCCCTGGCTCACCGGCCCGCTGCTCCCGTTGCTGCGCAAGCACTACCGCGACGCCGCGGAAGCCCAGGACGAGCTGGTGGAAGGGGCGGACGGTTCCGGCTTCCGGGACATGACAGCGGGCGCCGTGGAGATGGCGGAGGCCCTGGAGGCGGCCGAGGAGGCGGCCCAGGATCTGCTGGGGGCGAACCGGGACCTCTACGGCTCGCAGGTGGACGCCGCGGAGGCCATCGCTGACGCCACCGAGAAGATCAAGGAGAACGGCGAGGGGCTGAGCCTCAACACCGAGAAGGGGCAGGAGAACCGGGAGGCGCTGAGCCAGCTGGCCAACCGGCTGTCCGCCAACTACGACGCGTACGTGAAGGTGAACGGGGCCGGCGCCGCGGCCCAGGGTGTGCTGCAGCGCAACCGGGAGGCGTTCATCCGCCTGGCCGAGAAGGCCGGGTACTCCGCGGGACAGGCACGCCGCCTCGCCAACGAACTGCTGGGGATCCCCAAGAAGATCACCCCCACGGTGAACGTGAGCGGCACGGCCAGCGCGATGAGCAAGCTGCAGGCGCTGAAGAATCGCCTGGCCAGCATCAAGGACCGCACGGTGTACGTGCGGGTGGCCCACATCGAGGGCCGCAAGCTGAAGGTGGAGGACCAGCTGGGCCGGTCCTCATATCGGGAGTACGGCGGTCCTGTGCGCAAGGGGCATGCCTATGTGGTGGGTGAGAAGCGCGCCGAGGTGTTCGTTCCCGATCAGGACGGCAAGGTGCTGCCGTCCATCGAGCAGTACCAGCGCGGTGGTGGCCTGGCGCACGGCATGCCCGGTCCCGGCCGGTGGGCGGCGGCGCCTCAGCGCCAGCAGGTGGAGATCACCTGGAACATCGTGGGTGCCGAGGGCCGGATCAAGGACCTGTTGCTGTACATGCTGCGCAGCACCAATTTCGGGAACGCCTGATGACCTTCCCGGCCACCGAGCTGCCGATCCGGGTGAAGATCGCCCCCGGGGCCGACCCCAACCTCACCCCGGCCGACTGGCCGAACTGGGTGAACATCAGCCAGGACGTACGGCTGGGCACCTCGGACCGCATCGAGTTCTCTGACGGGCGCACTTCCGAGGACACCGACGTGGACGCGTCCAGGATGCGGCTCACCCTGGACAACGGCGCCCACGACGACGGGCGGGTTGCCGGCCGGTACGTGGTGGGCAACCCGTTGTCCCCGTACTACGGCCTGCTCACCCGGAACACCCCGATCTATGCAGGGCTGGAAATTGCCTCCGACTCGTTCGCGCGCTCGTTCACCGACGGGTGGGACGCCCCGGACGGAGCGCAGTTCGAGGAGATCAGCTGGACGGTGACCAGCCAGGCGGACCACTACGACGTGAACGGCTCGGCCGGCACCCGCGTGCTGGACGCCCCGTCGGACAACGTATTGCGCCGAGCCACGCTCACCAACGGAGACGCGTACAACGTCACCGGCCGGGTCACGTTCGCCACCTCCGCGGTGACCACCGGCGGGCCGCTGGTGGTGGGAGTGACCGCGCGGTGGGCGGACGGGAACAACTTCTACCTGCTGGAGCTGCAGTTCAACGCGTCCGGCGAGCTGGCGCTGGGGATATCTCGGCAACGCGAGGGTGCCTTCAACTCCCTGGGAGTGCTCACCATCGCGGAGACGTACACCGCAAACGAGGAGATCACATTCGCCTGGCAGCTGGTAGGGGCCACCATCTCGCTGAAGGCGTGGGCCGCCGCGGGTACCGAGCCGGACGGTTGGCAGCACTCGGTCACCGACGACGAGGTGATCGAGGGGGCGCAGAACGCCATCGTGTTCTGGCGCAAAACCGCGGTGACCAACCCCGGCACCATCACCATCTCGGTGAAGGACTACGTGCTGGAGCACATCGAGTTCGCCGGGTTCGTGCGCGACTGGCCGGCGCGCTGGGACATCACCGGGAACAATGCATTCGTCCCTATCGAATGTGCTGGCATCCTGGACCGCCTTCGCGTGGCGGACCGCGGGAGCAAGGTGGTGCAGTCCCCGCTGTACCGGCAGCTGTCCAGCTATGAGTCCGCGCTGTACCTTCCGCTGGAGGACGAGTCGTCCGCGGTGCGGCCGGCCAACGCCGCGGCCGGTGGAGTGGGCGGCTACTTCGACGGATCGGTGAGCGCAGGGGTGACCTCCGACCTCCCCGGGGCGGCCAGGGTGATCCAGTTCGGGTCTGACGTGGACCGGCTGCGCGGGTACCCGCGGCAGGACCTGGCCAAGGGCACCGGGTTCAGCGCGCTGTGGCTGCTCAAGTTCGACCAGCTCCCCGGGTCGGCGCACGACATGATCATCGTGGCCACGAACACCGGCGCCACCGCGGACCGGTGGGTGATCCGGTTCGATGCAGCCTCCATCAACATCCGCGGATTCCGGGCATCCGACCTGGTGGATATCGTGCCGGCGTCCCCGGTGCTGTACGGGCTGAATCCGCTGGAGTGGTTCGCGGTGGAGCTGCGCCTGAGCGTGTCCGGGGGCACCACCACCTGGCGGATCGGGTGGACGCAGGTGGGAACCAGCGGATTCATCTTCAATTCCGGAACGTATGCCTCCTCCACCATTCCGTTCGTCACCAGCACCGATGTGCGCGCCAACTCCGACTTCGTGGGGGCGCAGATATCGCACCACTGGGTGGGGCAGAACACGCTGCCGTTCTTCTCGCAGACCTTCGCGGACGTATGGGCCGGGTTCCCGAACGAGACCTCGAGGGAGCGGTTTGCGCGCATCCTCTCCGAGGCCGGGATCGCCGGGTACGTGGAGCCGGGGGACTCCGAGGAGCAGGGACCGCAGGAGATCGACACCTCCCTAGCCATCCTGCGATCCAGCCAGAACGCAGACCAGGGGATCATGTACGAATCCGGCTGGGGGGCGGCACTCCGGCCGCGGGCCAACCGGTACCAGCGCACCGTCACCCTGGAGCTGGACGCCGCGGACGGCGCCCTGGCCGTTCCCCCAGAAGGCGGGCTGGACCGACCCGGGATCGTGAACGATGTGTCGATTTCCCGGCTGAACGGCGCGCAGAACGTGCGGTACTCCGACGAGGAGCACGTGGCCAGGGAGGGGCGGTACCCCCAGGCGCCCACGGTGAACATCGCGGACGACGACCGGCTGCTCACTCACGCCTCCTGGCTGGTGTTCCAGGGCGCCCGTCCTGGGTACCGCTGGCCGCGCATCTCCGTGAACCTGGCCAGAAACACCGGGTACATCAATGCGTGGCGCTCGCGCCCGTACGGGGCCAGGCTGCAGGTGGTGAACGAACCGGCGCACATCGTGGGTCAGGCGCCGGATGTGATCGTGGAAGGGCAGACCACCACGTGGGGGAAGTTCACCTGGGCGGTGGACGCCAACTGCTCGGATGCCACCGGCTGGGAGCACCCCACCATCGAGGACGACTCCGGCCCGCGGTTCGACACCGACGGCAGTGAGCTGGACGCGGGGATCGACTCGGACGACATGTCGTTCACGGTGGACGTCACGGCCGGCCTGGCGTGGGTGGACAGCGCCACGTACCCGGACGAGTTCCCGATGGAGCTGGCCATCAACGGCGAGGTGATCCGGGTGAGCGCGTGCACGGCGCCGGCCGGCACCCTGCAGACCTTCACCGTGGACACCGGTGGCCGCGCGGTGAACGGCGTGGTGCGCTCCCACGACGCCGGTTCAGCGGTCACCCTGGCCTATCCCGACTACATCGTGCTGTGAGGTACTGATCATGGAACAGGCGCTCGCGGGGCTCCGGCTCACCACGCAGGTGGGGACGGACATCCAGACCGGGGTGATTGCCCGCGGCCAACGGTCCACCTCCACCGCGGCCATCACCACCACGGAGACCGGGTTGCTTCGCTTGGACAACGTGGCGTTGCGCGGCGGGCGCGGGTACGGAGTGTGGGTATCCCCGGCCAACATGGCGTCCACCGTGGCCAACGACGACATCATCATGCCGATTCGGTACAGCACCTCGGGTGCGGCCACCACGGCCAGCACCTTGCTGGACTACACCCGCGGCGAGACCGGGGACACCACCCATGTCCCGAAGCGGTCCATCCTGGCGTTCATCTTCCCTGGCTCGGACGCCACGTACTCGTTCCTCCTGGCTATGCGCCGAGTGGCCGGCACGGGCAACGTGTCGCTGATCGCCTCTGACGCCACGCTGCACATGGTGGTGTTCGACATGGGCAGCGCCCCCACGGACACCGGCGTGGTCATCTGACCTGCCGGATCAATGAGAGGATGGGACCATGGCGCAGAGCAAGGAATGGCCGGATCTGAAATGGATACCGCCGAAGTCCTACACGCCGGACGACCGCGGCAAGGGCGACATCAAGTGGGTGGTGATCCACGACACCGAGGGCAGCTTCCACGGTGACAGCGCAGAGGATGGCGCCGAGTACAACCAGCGACGCACCGACGGCACCAGCGCGCACTACTTCGTGGACAACAACTCGGTGGTGCACTGCGTGCACTCCAGCGACCGGGCGCACACCGCGCGCCGCACCGGCAACCTGTACGGGATCCAGTACGAACTCTGTGGGCGGGCGAACTGGTCGGAGACCACCTGGCTGAACGCCTATGGCCGGGCCATGCTGGAGCGCGCGGCCGAGCAGGTGGCCCGGGACTGCGAGAAGTTCGACCTCCCGGTGCGGCATCTGACGGTGGCGCAGGTGCGCAACAAAGAGCGGGGTATCTGCTCGCACTGGGACATCACCCGGGCGTTCCCCGAGGACAACGGCACGCACACGGACCCGGGACCGAATTTCCCGTGGACGCATTTCCTGAACAGGGTGCGGTTCTATATGGCACCCCCGAAAGAGGAGGACGACATGCCCGACGCCCAGGAAGTCGCCAGGGAAGTGTGGAAGGTGCGCACGCAGATTCCGGGGACCACCGGCGAGCAGAACAAGCGTTCGATGGAGGATCTGCTTCGCTACCTGTACTCCAAGGAGAGCATCGCCTACCGGGTGGACGAGCTGGTGGGCGAGGAGGAAATCGCAGAGCAGGTGGTGGACCTGGTGACCGAGGTCGGCGACCTCAAGACCGGCCTGGCTGAGGTGAAAGATCTGCTGCAGGCCCTTGTCTCCCAGGGTGACACCGGCGGCACCGGCGACGACGAGGGTACCCAGATCGTCCGCTAGACAACTTTTGCCTGAATCACCCTGCCTCGATAGATTGGTGGACCATGAGTGACCGCGCGGCCGGCACCACGCGTCATCCTTCGGGACGCCCTGTCGTACATCGGCGGGTGGGTCCTCATGTTCAGCCAATCGGGATTTCCTGGGGTGGTGACGCCTCCGGCGAATCCGAACGAGCTGGCGATGGTGATTGCCGGACTCCTGATCGGGGTTCCCGGCCTGGCTCAACTGATAGCGTTGCGATGGGGCGGCGGATCAACTGGTATCGATGGGCAGCCATCGGCGCCAGCGCCGTCCCCCTCGCCTACGCCATCGGTAGAGCCATCGGGGGTTGAGTGATGATGCCACTGCGCCGGTGGATGAACGAGCACGGGCATCCGGGCTGGTACTCCTGGGTCGTGGTGGTGCTGAGCAGTGTGACGTCCTCCGTGCTGGCCATCATGGTCTCCGTCGCCCTGGCCACGAACGCGGTGGAGGCCAGGGAGAAGGACCGGCAGGAACGCGAGCGGCTTGCCGCGGCAGTGGAGGCGCGCCAGGAGGAGGAAACCCGGCGCCTGATCTGCGAGTTGGTGGTGGCGCAGGACGAGGCGCTGGACGATCCGGCTGCCCCGCCGACCACGGAGGCGGGCAGAAAGGCTGCTATGGCATGGCATAATCTCCGTGAGCTGTTCCAATGCGACGGGAAGTGAGAACACCATGACCACTCCGCAGACCGCCGGTCCGCGTTCCGACGGCAGCAAGTCGCTGGCCAAGGAGAGCAAGGCCGGCCTCATCACATCGTTCGTGGTGGGTACCGTGGCCCTGGCCGTGCTGGGATTCATCGATCGGGAGGTGGACGTGACGACGCTCCCGGGATGGCTGCAGGGCGCCGGAACGTACGTGGTCGCCACCGTCACCGGCCTGGCCACGGCGTACGTCAAGAAGAACCGATGACTGCGCAGCGACCGAGCATCGGCCGGATAGTCCACTACGTCAGTCGCGGCTCAGCGGACGGCCGGTTCCCTCCGGCGTGCCGGGCTGCCACGGTGACCGAGGTGGACGGGACCACGGTGGGGCTGTGCGTGCAGAACCCCACCGGTCTGTTCTTCCACTCCTTGGCGGACGAGGGTGTGGCGTTCGCGGCCGACAACGAGCCGGGTTCATGGCACTGGCCGGAGCGTGTGGAATGACCGAGGACCACTCGGGCAAGCCGATGAGGCCCATTCGGCATGTACTGGCCTACACCGCAGTCGGCGCGTTCTGGCTCGGCGCGCTCCAGGTGATCACCACGATGGCCGCCCTGGGGGTGAACCTCTGATGCTGGTGATGCGCTACGTGGGCAACGAGGTGGACATGTCCGGGACGCTCACTGTGGAGGCGACGCCGGGTGACCTGGCCCGGCTGAACGCACTGGCGATCGAACTGCAGAACCGGCCGGAGATCGCGCTGGACGGGGTGGCCGTGCAGCCGTCGGCCCCGCCCCCGGTGATCGAGGAGGAGGGGTAGAGTCCCCTCCGAGTGGTTCTCGGCCGTAGGACACACGGAAGCCCCTGCCGGCAAGCGGGGGCTTCCGTGTGTGTGGGGTCAGATCATCAGGTCGTTGATGGCGTCGCGCCAGGTGGTGAGGAAGGTGTAGATCTCACTGGTCTGGGAGAACTGGCCGTCCTCGTAGCGCTTCTCGAACGAGTCCACCAGGGCGTTGATGGCTTCGGCCTTCAACCGGATCACGTCGGTGGGGATGGGCTGGGTGCTGGGTGCGGTCTGCGTCTCGTCCATACCCCTACTATAGCAGAGGTCACCGCATCTGCACCACTTGGTTCACGATGACATTCCGGGACCGGCCCCCGCCGAACCGGATCCACAATCCGATCAGGAACGTGGCCAGCACGGACACCAGCACGGTGAGCAGTGCCGCGGCCGTGAGCGAGGTGAGCAGCCAGGTGACCGAGGTCACCACCGCGGAGAACCCCATCATCACCCAGCCTGCGATCAGCCACCGGCGCGGCCACACCGGCGCCGGTCGGTCGAGCACCACCAGCTCCAGCTCCACCCGGCCCGCGTACCGGCCGCGGGTGACCAGCCGGCGCTCCCCGGTGGACACCAGCAGGCGCGCGCGCTTTAGGCGCAGGATCTCCGCCTTGATCTGCTCCGGCGTGCCCACCACCGTCTCCACCACCGTGGGCTCACGCCGAGGGAGCGGCCGGCGCACCACGTCGGCCGGCCGGTTGAAACGAACAAGATCCATGCCGCTCACTACGCACCCCCCACGATCTTGTATACGACGGTGTAACCGAACCCAGGTCCGCCGAGCCGCTGGACCGAGAGCACGCCGCGGGCCACCAGGCGCCGGGCTGCACACCGCTCGGCCTCGTCGCGCGTCATGACGCTGCCGTACTTCTGCGCCCGGGCCAGGAGCACCGCCTGGCGTGGGCCGGTCTTGCCGCTCACATCTGGTCCTTAACGGTCATCGCGACGCCCATCAGGATGAGCAGCACACCGAGAAACTGCACGGTGCGCCGGCCGAACACGGCCACCTGGACACCCGCGCGGTAGGCCAGGCCACCGGTGTCCCGGGCCCGGCGCTGCGCCTGCTGGCTGTAGATGGACACCCGCCGCGGATTCCACCGGTTCTTAGCCTCGTTGTACCGAGGGGCCAGCAGGAGGATGGCCAGCGTCTCCAGCGGGCGCAGCAACCACTTCCAGCCCAGCCACCACGGGAGCCGGAGTACATGCCAGGTGGGCTCCAGGTCGGACCAGCACTTGGCCTTGTGGCCGTAGCGGCCGGTGCCGCGGTGGTCCTTCTCGCGCGCCACCACGTCCACGCTCTCGCCCACGTAGCCGTTCTCTCGGCGCCATGGGTGGAGGTGCTTACGTGTGCGCACCAGGTAGATACCGGGTCGGCGCCGCTTCCACTTGCGCACGATCTTGAGCGTCATCGCACGCTCGCCAGGATCACCGTGGTGACGCTCTCGGACGTGCCGCTCACGGCCACCACCAGGAACTGCTCATGCATGGGGCCACCGTCCACGGTCACCACCTGGTTCAGCTGCCGGAGCCAGAACGGTGCGTCGCCGGGTTCGTGGCACTCGATCTGGAGCGTGTGCACGTCAGTGAACTGCCAGTTGTTCCAGAGGCGGTTCAGGATCTTCAGGGGACGAGGATAGGTCGTCGTCGGCATGAGATGTCCCGTCTCGTTTGGCCGGACAGGGCCAGGTACCGCACCCAGCCCCACCCGGGATACATCCACTATAGCTGTGGTGTCATCATCACGCAACACCAGGAACTCTCCATGTTATAGCATGCAGGTATGACGGGACAGCGTGTGATCGTGGAACAGAAGCATAGGTACCGCGTGCCCGCGGTGATCCGTGTGCCCTGGTCCTACTTCGTGACCGGGGCATACATCTTCAGCAAGGGAGACAATGCGTCCTTCCTGCACGACGCCACCGAGGACTACCGCGGCAAGCCGGTACCCAAGCTCACGCGCGCCCGCTGGCGCCGCGTGGCGCGCCGCAACCTGGCCACCACCGTGCCGGTGTGGCTGATCATCCTGTCCATCACCCCCTGGGTGAACCGGTGGGTGGTCCTGGCGTACCTGGCCGCGCTCGCGCTAGCCACCCTGGCGTGGGCAGTGGCGTACGGCCGGGACCGGTGGACCAACCGCCGGCAGAACCGGGAGTGGATCGACCCGGCCGCGGCGGTGTTGTGCTCGGTGCTGAACCTGCGGTACCAGAAGCGCCGCGCCCGGGCGATGATCGACCTCCCGCGGGACTGGGGGACCGGCTCGGACATGCCGGAGGCCGTGCGGCAGGTGGCCCGGGTGGCCCTGCCGGCCGGCACCGCGCTGTCGGCCGGCGTGAAGAAGCAGATCACCGAGAACGTGGGGGCGCGCCTGGGGATCCCAGCGCCGGTGGCCGCGGACTGGCGCGAGGCCGGCGCCGCGGTGTCCGTGGAGCTGTCCGCCGCGCCGGTGCCACCGAAGACCGTGACGTGGGCCGATCTGGAGAAGGCCATCCGCGAAGCGGCCGAGGACGAGATCGTGGTGGGCCGCAAGGCCGGTGGCCACGTGGTGAAGGTGTCGCTGTCCGCGGACTCGCCGCACATCTTGATGTCCGGCGCGGCCGGCACCGGCAAGAGTGTGCTGGTGCGCGTGGTGCTGCGCCAGCGGATCGAGCGCGGTGACGGGGTGGTGATCACCGACCCCAAGCGTTTCTCCCACTGGCGATGGGCGAACAAGCTGGGCAAGGACCGGGTGGTGTACGCCTACCGGGACGCCGACCTGCATGCCGCCTGGCTGGCCGTGGCCGAGGAGTCCCGGCGCCGGATCGAGCTGCCGGAGGAGGAACTGGAGACCCAGCGCCGGGTGTTCGTGGTGGCCGAGGAACTGAACGCGCAGATCAAGATCCTCAACCGGTACTGGCGCGGCGAGCGCAGGCGGATCCAGAACGAGGCCAAAGCCAAGCTGGCCGACTGCGTCGAGCGGTGCGATGGCAACAAGGCGGACGGGTGGGTGCTCGCGCTGGACGAGGGGCTGAACCAGGAAGACCTGGATCCGCCCACCATCTCTCCCGCGGTGGTGGGGCTGCAGGAGACGGTGTTCATGGGCCGCGAGTTGCGCATGCACATGATCGCCGCGGCGCAGCGCGCGTCGGCCGGCGTGTTCGGTGGCGGGGGCGGGGACGTGCGGGAGAGCTTCCAGGGTGGCCGGTTCGTGGCCAAGTGGGACAGGAAGCTGTGGAAAATGCTGGTGGACACCATCGCTTACGTGGCCTGTCCACCCGGCCCGCGCGGCATCTGGGGCGTGGCCATGGGCGAGGACTTCCACATCTTCCGTGTCCCGTGGATGTCCGAGCAGGACATGGCTACCGCGTGTCAGCAGGCGGCACCTGTCCACGGTCCTGTCCTCGGTGAGCAGGTTGGCCACGGACAGGTGGACAGCACAGTGGTTGGCCACTCGGAGCAGCTGGCCATCACCAGCGCGGTGACGTTGGCCAGCGCGCTGGACATGCTCCCTGGACAGGACGGCCCGGACAAGCTGTCCATGGACGGGCTCCGGACGGCCAGCCGGCGCCCGGGCTTCCCGGCGCCGTTGGCCAAGCCCGATGGCCAGCCGTATGGACAGACGGAGGCCAAGCTGTACGACCTGGCCGAACTGGTGGACTGGAGGGAGCGCGTGCTGGGACACTGAGCTGGCTTGGCCACTACGAACGCGAGCCCCCGGCCATTGGCCGGGGGCTCGCGTGTGTGTCAGCGACCGGAACCGAAGATCGCGATCTGCTCGGTAGCGCTCCATACTGCGGCGGAGTCCGCGGCACCGGATCGGATCGAGCGCCGGCAAGCTATCTCGGCCGCACGCTGCGTGTCGTGAGTGGTGGTGACGACGTGGACTCCGAGCTTGCTGGTGATCGCTGCGTACATCTGGTCCTCCTGGCCGGTCCGTCTTATACCCCCACTATAGCAGACGTACCAATCACAAGCAAGGGGGCCCCTGACTTAAGCCAGAGACCCCCCGTATCCGCTGATCAAGACGCGTTCGCGCCCTCGCTTGCGTCCCCCTGCATGGCCCGGCTCCACCACTGCTGACGCCGGATCGTGCGGGTGCTCACGCCGTACCAGCCGGCCAGTAGTTCGGCGATCTCGCCGGTGCTGTAGTGGCGCTCGCGCCGGCCGATGGCGGCGAGGTGGAGCGCCTCGACCGGGTCGATCTCAGTGCGCGTGCGGCCCGGGGTGCGCCGCGGCAGCGGAGTGCTCGGCCCGGGGATCACGGTCACTGGCGCCGGCAGCACCGGGTCCTCCAGCGGCACCCGGCCGTTCAGTGCGGTGAGCCAGTCCTCTGCCTCGTTGGCCAGCTCGGCGCCGGCGCCCTGGATGGCCATGTCCGTGGCCATGTCCATGTAGCTCAGGTCGTGGCCACCTTCGCACGCTGGATCGCCGAGGTCGCATGCAGTGTCCGCGCTGTCCAGCTGCGCATGCCGGATGCCCTCCCAGACGGTGGGTATGAGCGTGCTGGCCGGACTGTCCACGGCCATCGGCGCACGCCTGGCCAATCCGATGCGGTTGAGTGCCAGCGCGGCCAGGACCATGGCTGCGTCAATGGCCAACGGTCCGGCGTATCGGCTGGCCACGTCGTAGCCGTAGTGGGACAGGACATTGGCCAGGTGCCAGTAGGACACCCATGCGGCTACGGCCACCACCAGCAGGACAGTGGCCAGCTTGGTGAGGTGGTCACGCCAGTTGGCCAACCACGGAGTGTGCAGCAGGAGTTCCACCATACCGAGGACAAGTAGTGGCCACAGGCCGGCGGACACGATGGCGCCCACGCCGGGCATGGCGTTGTCCAGGTAGATGGCCTGGAGGTTGCCGGCCAGGCTGGCGAAGATGCCGAGGACAAGGACGGTGGTGGCCACCTTTGCGGCCCGGGTGTGCATTGGCTTGGTCATACCCCGACTATAGCTGGGGAAGTTGCCGTGGACAAGGGGTTGTGTCCTGTCCATACGTCTGCTATAGTAGATGTATAAGCAAGAGAGAGGCGGAGGAAATGGACACGTACCGACTGATCATCACCACCGACAGTATCCAGAACGGCCGGCCCACCCAGACCACCGAGCGAGTCCGCCACATCCCGGCCGATCAGCTGGACAGCCGCAAGGATGCAGCCCGCCAGAGCGCCCCGGCCGGCGCCACCCGGACGATCAAGACGGTTCAGGAGAGCTGAAGATTGGGCCCCCGGGAGGGGGCCCTCTTCGTCTGCATAGCAGAGAGCGCTCTCTCGCTGAGAGAACATGGACAGCCCGCCGGCCACTCGGGGGTGACCAGCGGGCTGCAGGGATCGATCTTACTCGATCCCTCTGGGGGCTGCATGCCGGGGGCCGTCCAGGTCGCCGCGGTTGCCGGGGTGGAACATCCACTCCCAGCGCTGCCACCAGTCGTCCACCCACATGAGCAGCACCAGGGCGCCGAACACCACGCAGGCACCGAGCATCACCCAGATCATGAGGTGCTCCCTGCGTTGGAACCGGTAACCCTCCGGACCTGGCGGCGGATGTACTTGTACGTCGCGGGGTCCTGGCGGTACATCCCGCGCCAGATCACCCGAAGGAAGCTGCTGCCGCCGATAGCCGGGTGCGAGATGGATTCGTAGCGATTGACGTAGCGCGCCCACTGTCGGGCTCGCTTGCGCGTAAGCCTGCTCATCGAGTTGCCTCCGTCGCATTTGGCGCGTTATCCATGGCGGTCAGGCAGTCCGTACAGGTCACCGTGTCCGGCTTGAGAGACGCTCGGACGTGGTGACCTGTACACCAAGACTGACCGCCCTTCCGCAGCCCGTGCACCAGCTCCTCCGGGCGACTCGGACGGGTATCGCGCTGTTCCAGGTCGGCGCGCACCGCGTCCATCAGGGCGTTGTGGTCGTCGACGTCGCCACCGGACCGGTAGTAGTCCAACGCGGCATCCTCGATGTTGCGGAGACGGTCGATCTCGGCGAGCAGGGCAGGAATGTCCTGGCGGGCGTGGGCGATGAACGCGGCATCGTTGCGGCCGTTGCGGTCGGGGTCCAGCTCGACCGGCGGCAGCTTCCCGGACAGGACCGCGACGTGCGAGCCGAGGGAGCCGCTGCCGAACTCACGGCCGGTCTTCCAGGTGCCGGGAGTCGCCTTGGCGGCGCGCTTGCGGATGGCGTTCAGGGTCTGCGAATTAAGCACGGCTAGTTCTCCTTCTCCATGTCCGGGCGCCAGCCGGCGCGCACGCGCTTCACCTCGGAGGCGGTGAGGATCAGGTCCCCCGGCCGGGACATGATCTTCGCGTTGCGGTAGCCGGTGACGTGGATCAGGCCGTATCCGGTGCGCCCGCGGGAGAGCACGCCGTATGGCGTGGTGTCCTCGTCGGCCAGGCGCCGGGCCTCGCACTTGTTCACGACCGCTTCTCCAGATCCCGGCGCGCCAGGAGGAACCCCAGCGCCGCGAGGAGGCAGAAGACCACCGGGAGGATCTTGATAGCCTCACCGGAGACGATCGCGTTGATGCCGGCCACCGCGGCGAACACCAGGGCCACCCAGAAGAACCGGCGGAGATTGCGGATCTTGAGCTGTGTCTCGGTCATACCCCCACTATAGCAGACGGGACACCGCTCGGCAATGCGGTGTCCCGTCGTGGCGCCGGCCGAGTCAGTTGGCCTTGATGCAGCTGATCCTGTTGTTCATGAACGACCACGTCCCGGACGTGAGGTTGTACGACCCACCGTTGTTCAGCCGCATGGCACTGCCACCCGGGATGTGCAGCTGGTCGCACTGGTAGTCGTACACGTACCAGGCGTTGGAGCTGGACGCGTTCATGTACACGCTGGAGGCCATGTTGTTCTGGCCACCGGTGAGGTTCATCTGATGGCCAGGGCGCTGGTAGATGTAGCCGGTGGACCACTGGTACATCGTGCCGGTGCCGCCCCCACCGTTGAAGATGCAGATGTTGGCCGAGTTGCAGTCGGACCACGCCGCGCTCGCCGGGTGCCCCGGACCGAGCGTGACCATGAACGTGCCGAACAGGACCGCGGCCAGGAAGCCCAGCGCGCGCCGGATCGGGACCATGTGTTTCTCCCTTGCTAAGTGTGATGGTTTCCTTACAGTGACACAGCCAGGAGGCCGGCGCAGAGGATCTTGCCTGGTGCGCTGTCAGGTGTGTTACGGCTACCCGAGGATCCCCACTCCGCCCCACACCACGCCCGGCCGGCGCCAGAGCTGGCTGGCCATCATGCCCGGCGTCACCACCTGGGGAGCGGTGCCCTCCACCACGCGCTTACCGGTGAGGCTCCAGGACTGGTCCGCGAGCACCGAACAGATGGCCTCGCAGGGAAGTTGAACAATTCCTGTCTCGCCCCGACCAAACGCTACGTCCTGACCCGGCCGGCGCCGGTTGATCCACGCGTCCAGTTGCGGGGTGTGCACTCCCCACCGGCGCAGGGCCAGCGCGCCGTACGAGCTGAACGAGTACGCCACCCGCTCGGCCACCATGAGACGGGCAATGGCGGCGGCGTCCTCCCCCTGGCCGGGGTAGTCCTCCGGCAGGCGCGCGTACGCGTGCCGGTCCGTCCAGTGGGTGTCGAGCTTCATGTCGATCTCTTCCGCCCCGGACGGCATGGCCTGGACGAGGCGGGGGGTGGTGATCACGCCGGTGGGATATGACTGCCACTCCACGAACGGTTCGGCTCTCGGCAGCTGTCCCATCAGAACGTCACCCGGATGCCACTCGCCGGTGGAAAGGTTGCGCACCGTCCCGGGCGGGAGGTCTCTGCTGGCCTCCACCACGATCCCCACGTGCCGGATGGACAGGCGCCCGATCCGGAACGCCTCGCGTAGGGCCAGCTGGCCCAGGCCCACACCGAGCCCCACCAGCCCGCCGATCGGGCCGAACATCAGGTCCCCGGGCCGGAGGTCCTCCAGCCGCTTGATCTCACTCATGGTCATCTCTTGCCCTTCCAGTAGAGGGCACCCGCGGCGAGACCGGCAATGCCGCCAGCGCCGAACGCGCCCGGGAGATTCATCACGTACAGTGCGCTGCCCCCGATCAGGCACACGGCCAGGACGATCACCCAGAACACCTGCTCGCTGATACTCACGGTCATCTCTCCTTGTGGAACTTCTTGAGCGGCCGGCGCACGGTCACCCCGTCCACCTCCCGCTCGGCCACGCAGCGCCAGCCCGGCGCCGCGTCACACTTCGAGCACCGGCGCTGCATCTTCCCGCGGGCCGGCACCGGCACGGACGCGGTGAACGCGCGCGCCAGCTTGTGCGTCTGCATGGTGCATCTCCCTGGATACGAGCCGAGCCCGGACGCGGCGGACGTCCGGGCTCGGGTCTTGGGTGCCCCGTAATCGGCCACCGGCCGGGGCCACGCCGGCTGCGAAGGACCCGGGGAGGGCAGAGGCAACCCCCGCCGAGTCCCGGCCAGCTCAGAACGCGTCGGCGTCCGCCTTGGCCTGACGCGCGTCACGGATAGCCTGACGCTCGGCCTTGCACACCTCGGCGTGCCGGCGCGCGGTGGCCATGTCCTCGTCCGTGGGCTTGCTGATCGACCACGCGGCGTTGTGACCACGCTGACGCGGCGGGCGCTTGTTGATCCGCCCCACCTGAGAGCGCACCTTAGGGTCCAGGTAGATCGGCTTGAGCCGAGCCACCAGGCCATCGGTGGACCACTGGAAGTTGTGGAGCACCTGCGGCCCGTTCTCCGCCACCGAGTCCACCAGGTTGTCCCGCATCTCACCGTCGGCGTCCTGGACCTGTGCCTGCCAACCGTCCGGGCCATCGTCCAGGACCACGGTGGTGGTTTCGATCCAGGTGTACGGCTTGTTGTTGGAACCCATCCGCTCGCCGGAAACACCGGTGGGGTAGATGGCCACCAGCCGGTTCAGGAGGTCCTCCTTGGCCGGGAAAACCTCCCGCGCCCCCTCGAACAGATCGTCGTCGTCATCCACCGGCGTGCCGGCCGGAATGCTGAACTCGTCCGTCATCGTCTCGTCGTCCTTCTCTGTCGTCTTCTCTTGGATGCCCGTCTCTCCGGGCTGTCACGACTGCGTTGGGGTCGTTCCCGACCTATGTTTCCCGGTCCGCCCTCGATACTGCGATGCGCAACCTTGTTTCCGGTCGCGCCCCCGGTCCGACTCGAACGGACCGCAACGCCTCTTCCCTCGCTGTTGGCTCCGGAGGTTGGCGGGGGCTAGACCCCGAGCGAACCGGACGCCGGAGGATGATCCGGCGACCGGGGTTCACCCGGGGGTGGGTCTGGGTTCCGCCATGGACTCTGCCACGGGCAGCACCTGCAGAAGCTCTGCCCTCCCACGTACCCCAGGCTCGGCTCCCCGCACTGCGGGCAGTGAACCGGGGGTACGTGGGGAGAGGTCATTTCCCGATGGCCTTCAGGGCCCGGTCCAGCAGACCCTTGCCCTTCTTGGTGGTGACCACCTTGCCGCTCTTGTTGACGCCGCGGCGGATGGTGCTCTTCGGCTTGGCCATGGTCAGTTGCTCCTGGCCTCGTAGCGCTTGGTGCAAGGCACCACTAGCGGGATGTCTGTCTTGGTCGTGGCCTGGCGGGCGGTCGTGGTGCTGGAGCGGGTGCTCTACGCGCTCAGGTACTCGGCGTCCACGCGCAGGCCGCTGTTGCTGTGCCGACTAAACATCAGACTCGCCGCCGTCCCGGGCCGGCCGCGATCGCCGCGTCCTGCCGCTGGGCCGTCTGCTGGCGCTCGGTGAGCGCCGCCTGGCTGTTCTGGGGGTTGGGGGTGTGGTTGGTGTTGCGCCCCGAGGAGAGAAGCCCCATGGCCCTCCCTTTCTGTTGTCCCGTCTGGTTGAACACCCTGAAGATTACTCGGCTATAGCGGGGGTGTCAACCCATGCCGGGCGGTCGTTCGCCGGACACCGGTTCACGGCCACCGAGCGGCCGATCGAGCGCAACTCGGTGTTCTGCGCGGCCACCGTGAGCACTGAGCGGCCGTAGGTCAGATCCACTTCTTTGATCACGGCCTGCGTGCTGTCCCGCGGCATGTGCACCACGATGGCCACCGGCTTCCCGGCGAACGGGCCGTCCGGGTGGCCCGTGAGCGTGCTGGGCTCGGCCCGCACCCACCGGCCGCGTTCGTCCGGCGGCCCCACCCACCACCAGGGAGCGGAGTCGTACCCGTACATCTGGCCGGCCACCTCCTGGTACGTCCAGAAGCGCAGCTGCGTCTTCCAGTCGGCGGACCCCACCTGGCCGGTGCGCCGGCACAGCACGCGCAGGTCCCGGGTCCCTATCGTCCCGCCCGCCAACGGGTGCCACACGCGCTGCTCCTGGCTACCGGGGAGGACATCGAACCCGCACCGGTCCAGCGCCTCCAGGGCGCTCTCAAGCCGCTGCTTCTGGGTGCGGGTGCCGATCATCTCCCCGGTGTTGAGGTACGTCTCGTTCACCGCGTGCTGCGCGGTGCCGCGGCGCCCCCCGTCATTGGCCCCGTTCGTGTCCCGCACCCGCTCGGCGAACTCCTTGGTGATCTTGCGCTGTTCGTCGGTGTCCATCTGCTCCAGCGGCATGGCCATCCACTCATCGAACAGCAGGCCGTCGCGCAAGCGCAGACCCATGAGGGTGTGCCACTCCAGCCACAGCTGGAGGCGCTCCTGATCGGAGAACGCGGAGGCCAGGTTGGTCATTCGCATGTAGCCGTTGCCCTTGGGGTCCGGCGTCCCGGGCGGGGGCGGGAAGTGATACCGACCCCGCTTGCGGTTGATGTGCTCGCCGAGCCCGTACAGCGGATCCGGCTCGGCGGCCTCGAGCAGGTCGTCGTCCAGGTCACTCACCGAGAAACCTCGCTTCGCAGTCGTCGTCGGCGTGCACCCAGCCCCCGAGCCCGTCCGCGCGGATGTCCTCGCCCGGCTCCACGTAGTCGTGACAGCCGGCACACAGCGTGTCGTCGTACTGGGCCGTGAACACCGGGCCGAACGCGGCCCGGCCGGTCTTGCGCGGAGCCGGGCCGGCCGGGCCGAACAGGTCGTTGTCGTCGCTCACGACGCTACCCCCGGGATTGGGTGGTCCTCGGTGAAGCTCAGCTTCAGGTGGCATTCCGTACATTCCCCGCTATAGCTCACCGTCACTGTGCCGGTCTCGGCCCCGTAGATCTCGTAGTCCTCGCGGAACGTGGGGGTACGACGCTCGAACTGGCTCCTGTCGTCGGCCAGGGATTGGCGGGCCTTGTCGAACTCATCCACCGGCACGGTCCCGTAGGACGCCTGGATGGCAGTCTCTCGTTCCTGGAGCTCTGCGGTTGCAGCCGCGGTACACCCAGGGCATTGCGCCCAATTGTCAGCACTCATCGTCCCGTCCTTTGCTTGATCTTCTCCACCACCGGGTCAACCAGCTGGCTGGCACGCACCTTATCCATGAGGTCTGACAGTTTCCCGGCCTTGCCGCCGGCCCGGGCGGCCATGATGCGCTCCAGTTCGCGCTCCAGCCCCATCCGGATGGCCAGGGACTTCTGATCCTCCGACGGCCGGCCGGCGCGCCAGGCGCGGCCTTTGTCCGCCACTAGAGCGGCCAGGTTCCCACCGCGGTCCTGGGCCACGTCCTCCCCCAGCGCCATGGCGAACTCCAGATCGGGGATGTGCCGGTGCTCACGCTTGCCGCCCTTGCCGTTCACGTACGCCACTGCGTACCCCGGGGAGTCCGGGGCGATGAACGCGTACCCGCCGAACCCGCTCGGAACGAACAGCGTGCCGCCCTTGGTGGTCCCCCACACCTTGCGCGAGCGGGCCACCAGCGGATCGAACTCGCTGACGTGCACGCGCCCGTCGTACAGATGCTCGGGGTCCGGCTCCAGCCCGCGGGAGAGGTCGAACTCGTCCTCCAGCGCGATGAGGCTCTTACCGTCCTCCGGCTCGATCGGCCGCTCGGACAGGTCGGCGACGGAGGCCAGATTCGGGGAGGTGTCCCCCACCACCAGCAGGACACAGTCCTGATCCTCGACCGGAGGCGCCTCCGGTTCCAGCCAGGGGCGCAGGCCGCGGCCCGCCATCTGGATGAACAGAGGAGACACGGGAACGGACCGGATGGGGCGCGCGACGATCACGCACTTGGTACGGGGTATGTCGAGCCCCTCGGTGAGCATCATGGCGTTGCACAGCACGGTGATCTCTCCGCGCTCGTACGCGGCCAGGGCATCCTCCCGGTCCTGCGCCGGCATGTCGCCCCACACCACTGCGGCGGACACGCCGGCACGGTGGAATGTTTCCGCGAACGTGGTGGCCGAGCGCACCAGGGGTGCGAACAGGATGGTGGACCGGCCGTAGCCGTGCTTCAGCCACGCGTCCACCACCCGTTCCGGCGCGATGGACTCGGCCAGCACGGCGTCCGCCCGGTCCTTGGAGCCATCGGCGATCTGGCCGAGTTCAGGAACGTGCACGCGGTAGCCCACCGGGGGCACTAGGTAGCCCTTACGCACGGCCCAGGAGATGCCGCGGGAGAAGGCAATGCCCTGCCACACGTTGCCGAGCGACTTGCCGTCCGTGCGGCTCAGGGTGGCGCTGTAGCCGGTAGCGGGGATGGCTCCGGTACCGTCCGGGCGAACCGGCCAGGTGTTCAGTACACCGGGCTCGGCGTTGAAGTGCTGCAGGACCGTGCCGTACGAGTTCGCCACCGCGTGGTGCGCCTCGTCCACGATCACCCGGCCCACGCCGGTGAGCCGGAGGCGACGCTCGACACGCGCCAGGGTGGGGACACTGCCGATCACGATGTCCGCGTTCGTCTCGTCGCGGCCGGCCATCACCACCCCCACGGTGCACTCCGGCGCCATGAGCTTGACTTTGGTCTCTGCCTGCCTGGCCAGTTCCTCGGTGTGCACCAGGATCAGGGCGCGGTCACCTTCCCCGGCCTCCAGCGACTCCTTGGCCTCCACCGCAAAGGTGATCGTCTTGCCCAGGCCGGTGGCCATCTCGATGGCCTGCCGGTTGCCGTCGGTGGCAGCGCGCCGGGCGTTCAGGGCTTCCCGCTGGTACGGGCGCAGGGTGGGCATCAGACGAACACCCCCAGCGCGAACAGCACGCCGAACACCAGCGTCGCCACGAACGCGACGTCCAGCACCGGCTGGACCCAGGGGGCGTCCCGGCGTTCGGCCGGCACGAAGACCACGCCCGATGCCGGGGGCTCCGGCTCGGCCAGGCGCATCTGCGTCTCCAGCCACTCGTCCACCTGGACGTGCCGGACGATAGCCTCTGGTGAGAGGTGCTGGACCATGGGGTTGTACCAGACCATGCCCGGTATCCGGGCGCGCCTGCTCTCCTCAGCAATGCGCGCGAGCACGTCGTTTGCGCTATCCCAGGACATCAGAACTTCCTTTCGATCTTGTGACCGATGTGCCATCCCTTGCAGAACTGGCACGGCTGTTGCGCGTTCGCCCCGCCGTTCTTGCCGTACACCTGGATGCGCCACCGGGCGGTGCCCTTGGCGATCAGCACCTCACGGGCCGCGTAGGCAGCTTCCCGGGTGGGATAGCTGCGCTTAGTGCGGCACCCGCGGTTGCGCGCATACCCGGCCGTAGCATTGCGCCTGCGGACGCTCATCATCCACTCCTCAGTACAGAGATGAGCACGTCCACGGCGTCGCCGGTGGGCCCGCGGCGCACGGTCACCTGGTCGCCGGCCGGAACCTCGAA